CTTACATTTTTGGGATCGAGTTCAACAGATAAGTCGGCATAACCAGGTTTATCACCGGGAAGTTGAAATGTCGGATCCAGCTTTTTGATCGATGCGACGACTCCAAAATCTTTTGCCGCTTCCATAGTTCCTTTTGCGAATTTGTCGATGTCACCGGCGACTTTTGCTAATTGGCTTGCTACATTCCCTGGGTCTTTTTTGAATATGTCTACTTGTCGGCCGATTTGTCCGGGCAGGTCTGCCAGCGTTTTACCTACTTGTAGCTGAGCTGCTTTAATATTAGCCTGGTCAGGGTTCTTTTTACTAAGGTTCATGAGGTCACTGCCACCTTTGCGACTTCTCCGTCCCCAGATCTGCTTGTTTCGTTGTGAAGGTGCAAGCTTTTGTTCACCAGTTAATGATTCGGGCTTCGCCTTCGCCGCTAGACCACTGGAGCCTGGCTCGGTCGGCTCATCACCGCTGGCAACAGTCTTCGAATAGTCAGAGTATATCTCTTTCACCGGTGCGTCGCGCAGTTCATCCAACCTCGCCGAGTCGGGCTCGGTCATGAACTTACGAAAGGTACCGCCTTTGTTCTCTATTTGTTGTTCTTTTTCATTCTCGCCGTAGTTAACGTCGAGTCGCTGCGTCAATGGAGTAATTTTCGATATTTCTTCTTCAGTATATCCTTGTAAATATCTTTCTTCAGCTGTCTTACTTTCGTCCCACTCCGGACCAGCATCAACCGGTTTCTGAGGTGGAGGTTCATACTTCTTATATTTTTCGGTTCCTGGAGTCCATTCCTCTTTTGTTATTTTGGTACGAAAAACATCTCCACCGAGGATTGGAATTTCATGTTCTGTACTTGGTACCGGCATAAAATCTTCCATAATACCTTTTGCTAAGTTTGCACCTCGTACTGGTATACGAACATCATACTTAGAAAAACGCCAACCAACTGCTACAGAACTCATTTTTGTGTCGCCGTCATATTCTGCTACATTAGCATCCTTTATTACATATGGAATACAATCTTTATATGTATAAATTTTTGTAATCGATGGTGTGTCATCATCTGCGCTATTGGTTTGTTTTGATATAAAATATATTGAGACATCTGTTGATAATGGTACATCTCCCATATTACCATATACACTATATAATTGAACCCACGATCTAAATATACTATCTATAATGCTTACATTAGTTTCAGAGAATTGTATACTTAAATCATTATCGGGAAATTCTCTTGACTCCATAAATGGACCAACTGGTAATAATCCGTTAATTAGTGTACCTTTATTATTTACAGATGTAGTTTCTGTAGTAAGATCAACACCTGTTGCTAAAAACATCCAATTATTTCCACCACCGAAGAATGGTTCAAATACTTGTTTTTTAGCTAAATTTAATCCAGTCGACTGTCCAGTACCGGGTCGTAGTCCTAACTCATCTACATTTGCTTCTAGTACATAACCTGGTAGTCCGTGGATTTGTACTAGAAAGAAATTTTGTGCAGCAGGGAAAGTTGAAAACTGTAGTAAAAGTTCATAGAATTTTTGTCTAAGATCTGTTACACCAGAGCTTTCTAATTGAAGGCCAGCTGCCATGTAAATATTTAAGGCAATTAACCTAATACTGCGCCTGCTAATTTACCTATAGCATTAACAGTACCACGTATGGCAGGATCTCTCCTGAAGAATTGATATGCCATAGCTACAGTAACTGTAGCGACTTCTCCGTCCCCAGACATCGAATAACCAATCTCGCCGCAGTCAACAGGAAAGACACCATGAAGTTTGTATGTACGCATTGGTTCAAACTTAGTATTTAATTGAACTAATGTAATAGTACTATTATTGTGAAGAATACCATCACCTGTAGTAGTTTCATCGTTATAGGTTTCAGTTATCCAATTCTCCATAGCTATACGAGCACTTGTTGTTGCATCACAATAAAAATCCATTGTATAAGAATCACTGTTAGTATATGAAACAGTCCCGGGTACTCGAAATTCAAACCCATTATATGGTACAGGCTTAGTCGCGATTGTTTTGCCTGGCAAAGCAGCAGTTGTTGCATATACTAAATCGTCTTCAGTAAAAACAGGAAGACCTTTATTAGAGACGTCTAATACACGAAATTGAAAGTCGCGCGCGAAGTCTCTTGTTTGTGCTACCTTATAAAAATCTTGAATTGTTTGTTTGATATCAGCCATGATGTTATAATTATTTAGTGTTTACTTTAATTTATTGTCCAACTATTTCCTGAAAATTAACGTCTGTGTTAACGGCGTAGAAGTTAACTAATATAAACTCTGCTGCACGAACAGGTTTCAAATAAATATCTACTCTTAGTTCATTCTCATCAATAACACTAGCAGGGTTATTCCTGTCATCACAAACAATAAGGTAATCATATATACCTTCTGTCTGTTTACAATTTTCAAACATCGGTGTTAATGTATTAACAACCTTATTTCTTGTTAAGAACGTATTAGGTTCAAAGACGAAGAATTTTAAGGTCTGCCGCGTTCTTTTCTCTAAATCGAGGAACAATCTACGAACATTAATTCTATCAAATGCCGTAGGTTTCCGTTGTAAAGTCTTTTGACCAAATATAACTATTCCTTCAGCAGGGAATTGTGTAACAGGGTTAATTGCAATCCTATATAATTGATCTCTTTGTCGTTGTGTCGGACTAACAGCAATATCATTTACACCACTAACTATGCCGCGGTTGAAACCAGCTGGTGCATACCAAGGTGCATATGCAGCATCGTTCTGAGCAAAAATCTTTGCAGCGACTCCAGAGAATGGAATCCAAATTTGCTTACCGCTCGTACCGTCCCAGACTTTAGCCCAGTTACCATATGTTGTAGCAAAGTTACTATTTGCAGTTCCAAATTGATGTCTTAAGGGCCAGTATACATGTTTACTAAAGTGTTTAGTTTTATCATCAAGAACTTTACCGTTATTTCCTTGCACGACTAATGGACGTAAAGCATCAGCAATAAAAATATGATCTTTTCGTGTCTGTCGTGCGAATGTTTCAAATCTATTAAAAATAGTTCTATAATTGTCCCTAAAGTCAATTTGAGTAGATCCTTGCATATTTTGATCTGGTGTAAAGAATCCAGTACTACCAGAACCAATATCAATATAATCTGTATCTCTAAATACACCAGTATTATTGTAAGTAGTGGCACCGGTAGCTTTTGCAAATGTATGTACTGTACCTAGACCCGCTTCAATAGATACATCGATCTGAAATACATCAACATTTTCAGCAATTTCAAATATTCTATCCAATTTATCAGGAATACTACCAACAGATTTAGTTGTATTATCAGTTGTATGAAATACCCCTAATGGATATAATCCGTTTTTAGTGACGTCAAAATTTCTGTGGGTTTCTGACCCGCCTTCACCAACATTACCGAACCAGCCTCCTCCCAGTGGACCTTGCCACCATAATTTTTCAATAGCTGCAGCGTTGGCCCCAGCGTCGCCATTAGTAACTCGTACTGTCTTTGTTGGTGCATCTCCTTTAGTTGATGTCCAAGATCCACTATGGTCACTAATATTCGGATTCACTAAAATTTTAACATTTGGTGAACCGTTTTCAACATTTTCAATAAATAAAGATTTTTTTGCGCCGCCTCGATCATCTTGAACTTTTCGTCTAGAATCTAAAGATCCAGTATATCCTTCAGCCAAGAAATTAGTTAATTCTAATTCTGTATTAGAAAACGGTGTGTTACGAATCTTAAAAACACCTACATTGATAGTATCTTGAAATTCTGGTCCATCAATATCAATTTGAGAAAGTGTTTCTAATGTTCTACTTACATTAGATTTCGGGTTAACATATGAACCGCTTAATTCAAACCCTAATCGAGATGTTGGTATAGTAGCAAACCCAGTTGACACTGTAGCACCACTTGTGGTAGTAGTGAACACTGATGTAACTGATGTAAAGTCAGTCGCCGGGTTAGTTTGGCGACCGTCAGTCATCCCAACGTAGTAACCTTCATATTCATTATTAGTTACAGTCGCGCCTGTATTAAGTACAATTATACCAGCTCCAGTGGCCAAGGTGAAATCACCTGTGAACACCGCGTTACTACCAGCAGAACCAGCGTCACTCCAAGTTACATTACCTTCTTTTGCATTATTATATTCATC